CGGAGAGCCACAGGTAGACCGCCTCGACCTGGGCGTCGAAGAGCTCGAAGTGGATGCGCCCCCGCTCGGGGTGCCTGATCCACCAGTAGTTGGCGCAGAAGTACCGGAAGCCTTCGAGCTTCTCGTCGTCGCTCGCCTTCCAGCTGGGCGCGACCTTGCGCCACTCCCGCTCCTGGAGGAGCTCCTCGAGGGAGTAAGCATCGCTCACGGCTCGAGCACGTCGATACGGGTCTCGTGGTCGGCGAGCTCAGCGTCGTGGGCGTCGATGCGGGCGATGATGTCGGCGATCTGGCGCTGCACGTCGAAGAACGCACGCCGCTCAGCGGGCGTGTTGCGCGGCTGGAAGCTGCCGGTGTTCTCGCTCACGGCGCCTCGGCGAGGGCCCGCTTGGTCATCAGATCGAGCTCGGCATCGGTGAGCATGCCGAGCGCCTTGGCCCCCGACTGGCGCTCGGGGCTCATCTCGCGGATCGCCTCGAGATACAGCTTGGCTGCTGACACATGGCGTGGATTGCGTACGTCAGCGGCAGCCTCGTACAGCGCATCGAGCACAGCCTGTCGCTTGTCGAGGTCGCCGATGACCTGATCGGTCTCGCCCTGCCAGACGTCGCGGAACTCGCGATCGTGCTTCCAGTTGTAGAGCGTCTTGACGTGGACATCGATCATCCGGGCGAACTCGGCCTCGGTCGGTGGGTTGCGCGCCGTCGGCGGCGTGGTCAGCCACTCGATGTAGCGCATCTTCTCCGGGTTCTGGCGGACCGGCTCGTACATCTTGGACACGCCGTCATTGTGCACGACGAAGAAGTGCTTGACCATCCCTCCGAGTGGGTGTATGCTTGGGTGCATGAAGTCAATCACCCCAGCCGACGCCAAGGTGAGTGTCCAGCTGCGGCTCCCGCTGCCGCTGCGCAACCGCCTCGTCGTCGCCGCTACCAAACGCGACCTTTCACTCAACCAGCTGTGCCAGGAACTCTTGGAGCGAGTCGAATGAAGATCGTCGGCATCGACCCCGGCGTGACCGGAGCGATCGCCTACCTCGACGACGACGACGTGCGGGTCTACGACATGCCCCGCGACATGGACGGGATCGCCGGGGCCACGGTCTACCGGCTGCTGGCCAAGTGGGAGCCGGACGAGGTCTACATCGAGCGAACCCACGCCATGCCGATCAACGGCTCGAAGGCCACCTACAGCCTCGGCGACTCCAACGGCAGCCTGCGCACCGCCGCCCACATCCTGCGGACACCGCTGATCTGGGTGCCCTCACGTCAGTGGCAGAGTCAGTTCTCGCTGTACGGCGGAGGCTGGACCGACAAGGAGCGCAAGAACCGCTCACGCTGGCGGGCCCAGGAACTGTTCCCGACGCTGGCCGACCAGCTGATGAAGATCAAGGACCACAACCGCGCCGAGGCGCTGCTGATCGCCGAGTACGGGCGGCGCACCTCGATCACCAAGGCGGTGACCAGTGGATGAACCACTGACCTGCCAGTGCCCCATACCCAGCCCGGAATGGATCGGCCTGTTTGACGCCTGGCAGTGCAGGCGCTGCCTGCGAGCCCTCTTACACCTATCAGTCAGGATCAAGAAATGAACGACTCGCTCAACGACCAGGTGATCGACACCGACTACACCTCGGCGATCACCCGCAAGTGGAACTCGATCATCTACGAGCTCGACGAGTGCCGAGCACGCAAGGTCGATCTCGGTATCCGGATCAAGGCGCTGGTCGAAGAGAAGCGCAACCTGCGCCCGCTGGTGCGCAGAGTGGCTCCCGAGTTGGTTACCAACGGCGACGAGGCCACCCCCGATGAGTGACGGCATCTCGCTCTCCGAACTCGAGGACGACCCGAGCCGCAAGGACTTCCGCCGGGCCAACGGCGCGCCGATGGTGGTGCGCCTCGACGACCCGACCAAGTGGGACCGCTACTCGCGGCCATCGGGCTGGGGCAGCGATCTCGACGACGAGTCGAACCTCGTCACCTGGAAGATCGACCGAGCGATGGAAGGGGTCGCCTCCGATCCCTCGATCGCCGCCATCGTCGCCTCCAACATCGGCAACAAGCAAGGCGCCAAGGAGCGGCGCGAGCGTGCGATCCAGCGGGGCCGTGGCGACGAGGCAGCGGATATCGGCACGGCGCTGCACCTGATGACCGAGCGGGTCGAGCGGGCCGACGGCTTCGCCGCCCCCGAGCCCTACGCCACCGACATCGCGGCGTACCTGTCAGCGCTGGACGGAGCGGGGTTGAGCTCGGAGTTCATCGAGTGCCACCTGGTCAACGACTCGTGGCGGGCAGCCGGGACAGCGGATCGCATCTATCGAGCCCACCGCCCGCTGGCGATTCCGGGCTTCGACGTGGTCGTGCCGGGTCAGCGAATCCTCGGCGACCTGAAGACCGGCAAGCGCCTCGACTACTCGCTGCCCGGCTTCGCCATCCAGCTGGCGCTCTACACCGACAGCGTGTTCTACGACGTGGAGACGAACGAACGATCGCCACTTCCGACGAATCTTCGCACCGACCTGGCGCTGCTGGTCCACATGCCCGCCGGAACCGGCAGCTGCACCTTGCACTGGATCGACCTGCAGGTCGGACGCGAGGGTTGCCGGATCGTGCGCGACGTGCGGGCCTGGCGCAAGCGCGACGACTTCACGATCGACTACACCCCACCACCGTCCGACGAGGCTGCGCTGCTGACCACTCCGATGGAGGCTCTGGTTCACGGCAACTTCGTGCCCCACGAGCCGGACATTCCAGACGGCCACGACGTCGGCGAGTGGCTGGCGGCGATGAGTGCGTGGGCCCAGGATCGAATCAACACGATCGGGCTGTCGAGCGAGGCGCGCACGATGCTGATGCGCCAGTGGCCGACCGGCGCGCCAACCATTCGCCAGGGCGGGCTGAGCCCCGCCCAACTCTCAGCGGTGCTCGACCTGCTCGACGCCATCGAGGGGGCATACAGCCTGCCCTTCCCTGCGGGTGACCCCAGGGCGGAGTGGGACCGGGGTACCCATCACCGGGGTCCCTACAACAACGAACCAAGGAGCAACGTGCCATGAGCATCGACCGCGCAGCCAACGATTTCCTGATGATGGAGGGCGGCAAGTCCTTCCCCTTCGAGAAGCTGAACGACGTGTGCATCGGCGAGGTGATCTCAGCCGAAGTCCGTCAGCAGACCGATCTCGAATCCGGCGAGAAGCTGTTCTGGCCCGACGGCCAGGAGCGCAAGCAGCTGGTGATCACCCTGCAGACCAGCCTCAAGACCAGCGACGAAGACGACGGCGTCCGCACCATCTACGCCAAGGGCGGCAAGTTCGACACCGCCGACGGCGAGGGAACCTCGATGAAAGAGGCGATCGCCACCGCCGTGCGCCAGGGCGGTGGCACCGGGCTCAACCCCGGCGACCAGCTGGCCGTGGCCTACACCGGCAACGGGGTCAAGAAGAACCGCGGCTTCAACCCACCGAAGCTGTACTCGGCATCGTGGAAGCCCGCCCAGCCCGCCTCGGTGTCCGGGGCTGACCTCTTCGACAGCTGATGGGCTGGGGGGACGCGCAGGGCGGGCGACCGCGCAAGCTCTACGTTCGGCGGCGGGAGGACTACCCGCCGCCGAACCCCCAGCCGACGGCCTGCCGGATCTGGCAGGGCTCGGTAGATCGCTTCGGATACGGGCGGGTCCTGGTGCACACCACAGATCACAAGCGTCGCCAGATGACGGCCAGCCGCTGGGTCTGGACGATGGCCAACGGGCCGATCCCCAAGGGACTGGTGGTGCGCCACAAGTGCGACAACCCGCCGTGCTTCCGGCTCAGCCACCTCGAACTCGGGACGTACTCCGACAACAACAACGACGCCGCCGAGCGGGGTCACCTCGGCCCACCCACGAAGCTCAAGCCCAGCCTGATCGAAGCAGTGCGGCTGGGGCGTGCAGCTGGGCTGTCGTACCCCAAGATCTACGACGACTGGCCCGAGATCCGGGCCGCAGTGACGATCCGCGGCCTGCGCTGGATCGGCAAGAAGCTCGAGAACGGGTGGGTGCCCGCACCCCCCCTGCCCGAGGGCTACAGTCCTGAGACCCCCGCCATCGCTGCCAAGCGGCGGGTGAACCCGGAGAAGGAAGAAGCTGCGGCGAAGTACGCCGCATGGAGGCTGGGAGGCCACAATGACCGACGACCTGAGACTGTTCGACCCATCTGAGTACGGGCCGGGGCGTAAGCCCAGGGTCCGCACGGAACGGGTTGAGCCACCAATCGAGCCGTTGGCTCCGGGGTTCACCTACATGCGCGATCGGCAGGGCGTGATCCCCTACGCCCACCTGATCGCGGGAGCCTCGGACAACGGCTCGGTGGTGGCGCTGTGCGGACGGATCGGCACGAAGATCACCAACGCCGGGGTCGACGTGATGCGTCGCTGCCCCGGCTGCGACGTCGCACTGCAGTTGCAGTGATGAGCGCCGCCATCGAGGCGGCGATGCTCGACGCCCATCGGGCCGGGCTCTCCGTCATCCCATTGCGCTCGAACAAGCGCCCCGCCCGGACCAGCTGGGCGGAGTTCATCGACACCCAGCCCAACGAGCTCCTGGTCCGAGGCTGGGCCCACACCACCCAGGGCTTCGCCATCCTCTGCGGCGGCGAGACCAGGCTGCAGGTGCTCGACTTCGAGGGCCGCTTCATGGAGCACCTCGACGAGCTCAAGCGTCGGCTCGGCGAGCTCGGCCCGGTGTTCGAGTCATGGCTCGCCGGGTACTTCGTCGCCACGCCAGGCGGTGGGTTCCACGTCGGGGTGCACGTCGAGGGCGACGGCACCCCGCCGGGGAACCTCAAGCTGGCCTCTGATCTGTCGGGGATGACGCTGGTCGAGACGCGGGGCCACGGCGGCTACGTCGCCGCGGCACCCTCGAACGGAACGACGCACCCCTCCGGTCAACCGTGGGTGCAACAATCGGGATCATTCGGCGAGATCGCCTGGGCCACGGCGGACCAGTGGCAAGCGGTCTGCGCGGTGATCTCCACCTTCGACGCCCCGGCAGCGGCGTCAGAGACCCCGCCCGAGGCGCTACCTCCCAGGGCGCTGCCGGG